TAACGTCCGAAAACATAAACAATCGCCGCGAGTTTGTCCGGAATAAGTTAGTTGAAAACAATCTGGGTATCACTGTATTGGCTAATAATGATCCGTCCGTGGGTCTGTTATATACCCGTCAAAATGCAATTGAAACTCAAGCAATTAGGCAAGGGCTGTCATTAAGTGACCTTAAACCGATAACAGATAAACAAGCAAATACTTAATAAATGGCTTGTTTGCGCGGTTTGTGGGCTTTTTATGGTCAACTATTCGCGAAAGAATCCTTTGGCGAATTCTTGAATGCATCAAAAAAGATACACCCTGGGGGGATAACAGACGATATCACAGGCGGCGGGGTTACCCCCTCAAATTCCGAAAAAACAAAAAGGAGGCAGATATGACAGACAAAACAAAGGTACTAGGAGTGAGACTACCGAATGAAGTAGAGGAATGGTACAGGAAGCAGGATGCAAGGAAGATACTGCAAAGCGTGTATGAACTATGCAAATACGAGATATTAGAGATAAAGGATAACGAGATAGTAGTTGTCGATATCGAGTAAAGGGTAAACCCCATCTAAGGTGCATGGATACTGTATTTGAGCCACCAAAAATAGTAAAAATCGGCAAAAGGGTAAACCCCTAGAAGAGAGATATGCCAAGTAAAGATACAAAGATAGTGAGTGGGAGAGTGCCGAATAGAGTTGATTTCAGTGGGATATCAATAGGGAAAATACTGACGAGTGTATATGACTTATATCGACTAGGGATCATAGACATCATAGATGGAGAGATAGTGATACCAGAGCCGGATGAGATAAGTACAGAAAGGTTTGAGGATATACCGTAATGGAGAAGTGTCGTAGAGAGAAGTGTTTTGGGAATATTAACGGACGATGTTATGTGCTTACTGACACAACGGGACAGGATAAGTGTCGGTTTTACCGAGAGGATTTGAACTACGAGAAGATAATGAAAGAGACCACATTTAAGGGAGAGAAGAATGAAAGACCAAGCAGTGTATTTTTCGGAGAACGGTGAGTTCCATAGTATAGAGCATGTAGACGTGACTGCTTTAGAGGACGATGTGCCTGTGCTAGTGGCAAATCCGTTTGGTGAAGTGAGTGTAGAGTTCACGATAGACGGGCAAGAGTGGGCGAGATTAACGCGGATATTTGGATGTTCTAATAACTACCGGAGATACCATGGTATGAGAGCGATAAGGTGGAGAAAGATATGTCGAAGATAGATAGATTACGGGAATATGTGATTAAGTATGCCACAGCAAGGGGAATAAGTGTGGACGAAGCGTGGGGGCATAAGATAGTACGGATATTTATGGAGTGGTTGGATGAAGTGTGATTTTTGCGACGGAAAGATAGATTACAGTGGTGAGGAAGGAAAGATGTTCATGCAGGAGATACCGTTTCTTGACCCTGTGCCGAGGTTGTATGTATGGGTTGGTGATGAGAGAGCGGTGTTTCGCATTAAATACTGTCCTATGTGTGGAAGAAAATTGGATGAAGAGTAAAGAGAGAGTATACAACTACATAATTGATTACATGGAGAAGCATCAGTATTCACCAAGCGTACGGGATATATGTGATGGAGTGGGGTTGCGGTCAACATCCACGGTATATACGCATCTGGTGAACTTACAACTAGATGGTGCGATAGATTTCAACGGAGTCCGGTGTATAGCGGTAAAGGGGTATAAATTTTGCAAGGACGATACAGAGAAGTAGAGATTTTAATACATGCATATGACAGGGAAAGAGTAAGAAATGGTCTTGACGATAATCTACTAGAGAATTACGTCAAGGCTGTTTCGTACATCATGTTCACAGAGGGGCGAGTAGAAGAAGCCCTTATGTATTCTGAGAAGGTCAAGAAGTATGTTGCTGATGAGATTGAGAAGAAGACAGAGGGTACACTGGACTTTTGGGGCTTAGAGAAGATGTGTCAACAGCAGGGTATTCAATCACCCACGGTGGAATGGGTGTATCAGCTTTTCTTGATGGAGAGTCTGTATAACTTTGAGTCCTACATCTTTTTCTTGGAGAAGAAGAGACCGCAAGAGAAGAGATTCTATCATCCCCGTAAGGAAGTGTTACACACGGTAATGAGTGACCTTGAGGACTTAGCAAACCGTGAGATTAAGTTCCTTGGAATGAGCCTTGCATCGAGGACTGGTAAGAGTACCCTTGCCATATTCTTTATGACGTGGATCGCACTTAAAAGACCTAATTCAGCATCTGCTATGGGTGGACACTCCGGTATTCTTGCCAGAGGATATTATCAAGAACTTCTGTCTATTATCGGTGGTGATGACTACACATTCAAAGATATGTATATGTTTTGGCACAAGAATACGGAGTTTATACAGGATAAGTCTGCTGAGTATCTCTATATTAATTTAGGTGATCCAAGCCGTTTTGCCACAATTACTTGCCGTGGTATTGATGGTACATGGACAGGAGCGGTAGATGTATCGGTAGATGGTCTGCTTTTGGTGGACGATCTTGTCCGAGATCGTGAGCATTCCTTGTCACCGACAAGAATGGAGAATACTTGGCAAGAATATCTTAACAAGATGGTAGACCGTAAATCGGGTAAATTACCGCCTAACTCTAAGTTTGCGGGTTCTTGTGAGTTGATGATTGGGACATTATGGAATGTCTATGACCCTCTTTATCGGATGGAAACACTCCATGCTGATGATCCGCTATACAGATTCCGTAAAATCCCTGCCTTAAATGAGAATGACGAGACTAACTTCCCGTATCAGTACACAACAGAGTACCTACATGAGATGCGTGAAAGATTGGATGCACCGGAATGGATGGCAAAGTGGATGCAAGCACCCTTTGTACGGGAAGGACTTCTGTATCAGCCCAACGAATTACTGTACTTTAACGGTGAATGTCCAGAAGGTAAGACTATTGCGGTACTTGACCCTGCTGTTGGCGGTGGTGATAACCTTTCCATGCTTATCATCCGTGTAGTAGGGAAGAAGAACTATATCATAGATTGGTTGTATACAAACGAGACTAAGGGCAAGACAATTCCCGCTATATGCAACAAGGTGATATTCCATAACGTAACCGAGTTGCATTATGAGAGAAATGGTATCGGACGTGCATTTGAAGAGGATGTGACCAAAGAATTGCATCTTAAAAACTACTTTAGGTGTAAATCCATGCCGTTTAATGCACCAGAGGGCATGAGCAAAGAGGAGAAAATCCTTGGATACAGTGATTGGGTTAAATCTAATCTGTATTTCATAGATGAAGAAGCAAAGAGTACAACGTATTCACGATCCACGGACTATACAAGGGCATTGAATGACATGTTCATCTACACAACGGTAGGAAAGAACAAGCATGATGACTCCGTGGATAACTTGGCACAGGCGGCGAGAGTGTTTGAGAAACAGAGCAACGGCAGTATCGACATTATATTGAATCCTTTCCGATAGGGGGCTGTATGTACGAAGAACTGAGGGAAATGAACAATGAAATAAGGGCAAAGACGGAGAGGATCGCAGAATTAAGGGCATCTTTAACCTCTATTAATAGTCCTTTGTCAGAAAAAGTGCAGACATCTCCTACTGACCGATTATCTAACCTCATGTGTAAGATTATCATACTGGAGAACGAATTGGATGAGATGATAGACGAGTATGCTGATTTAAAGGCAATGATAACCGGAGAAATCTTTTCATTGGAAAACGAGGGATGGCAAGACCTATTATATTCCCATTATGTAGAGTTCAAACCATGGGGAGAGATCGCTGAGAGCCGAAATACAACTATAAAGGCAGTATTGCGGAAAAAAGACAGGGCTATTAAGAAATTGAAAAGTATCAAAATAGATACAAAAAGTTGTTGACGTGGCACAATTTCTGTGTTATAGGATAAATTGAAAGAAAGTCTAAGGACGTGGTATATCCATGTCCTTTTTTTGTTGGGGTATATTATGGCTGAGTTTCTTACGAAAGAAGAGCATACAGAGTTTTCTAAACGCATGGACAAGGAAAACGAGATTCAAGATGCGAGGTTGAGTGCTTTGGAACGTGCCGTAGAAGATATCACCAAAATCACAATCAATTTGGAGAGACTTGCCACTTCTGTTGAACAAGTAGTTAAAGAACTTGAAAAACAGGGGCAAAGGCTAAACGCAATCGAGGAGACACCCAAGAAGAGATGGGAAACGATAGTTGCCGCCATAATTGCGGGCATTGTAGGTTTTGCTTTAAACGGGATAATCACAGGGGCTTTTAGATGAGAGAGAAATCAATCATAAAGAATAATCGTCCATTCAATGAAGTATGTAATAACTCCTTTGGACGTGAGGTTCTTTTTACCAATGAAATACAGATCACGGCTGATAACATCATAGTTGATTTGCAGAAGAGATTATCCAAGCATAACCAGAACTCTACGGAGATAGACTATCTCTATAACTATTACTTGGGTAATCAGCCTGTACTTTACAGGACGAAACAAGTACGTCCGGAGATAAACAACAAGATAGTGCAGAATTTTGCCTACTTTATCGTAGAAACAAAGACTGCCGATATCGCATCTGAGCCTATTCAGTATGTTTTAAGGGGAACAGATGAGAGTTTATCACAGCAGATAGCAGACCTTAACGGCTTGATGGATTCCGAGGATAAATCATACTTGGATATATCCATAGCACGTTGGAGGTCTATATGTGGTACGGCTTATCGGTTTATCTCTAATGACAATACACAGTCTTCTATATTGGATGAGACCGACTTTAGGTTAAGTGTACTCGACCCAAGAGACACATTTGTTGTCTACTATAACAACGGACTTCCTGCGTATTCATGTCAGATTTACAAGAATGCAGAGGGTAAGAAAGTCTATTACGTTTACACTAATACCGAATGCTTTGAGATAATATCCAATAAGATAACATCACGGGCAGTTAACGGATTTAGGGCTATTCCTGTTATCGAATACCCGAATAATGAGTTCCGTTTATCAGATATAGAAATCACCATTGGATTATGTGACGCGGCAAATGAGATGGCTTCATCGAGGTTAGATGGACAGGATCAGTTCGTGCAGAGCTTCATTAAGTTCTTGAATTGTGAGATAGATGAAGAGAAGTTTAAGCGTCTTAAGGAAATGGGTGCATTCGTTGTTAAGTCAAACAACGGAGAGAACAAGGCAGACGTAGACATCATGTCTTCTGAGTTAAATCAGACCCAGAGCCAAGTTGCCGCCGATGATCTATTCAATAAGATTCTTATTATACAGGGTATCGCCAACAGAGAGGGAAATACGGGTGGTGATACAGGACAGGCAGTCAATCTGCGAAACGGATACATAGATTCAGAGAAGAGAGCCGAGTTATCAGAACCCGCCTTTAAAAAGGCAGAAAAACAGTTCTTAAGGATTCTGTTGTTCCGTTTAGCGGTTAACCAAGGATATACTCTTAAGGTAAGTGACGTAGAGATAAAGATATCACGTTCTAAGATGGATAACATGCTTGTCAAAGCTGAAACCCTTGAGATACTGCTGAGAAGTGGTATCAATAGCGAACGTGCTATAAAGTCTGTTGGATTCTTTGCCGATCCCGAACAAGTGGCAATCGAGAGCAAGGATAGGATGGATGTTCTTTATCCCACAGATGTACCAGAGAATACAGAAGAGATAGTTGTAGAAGATGAAGTTTGATGAACTGAATAAGCTGTTCGGGGCTTATTTCAAAGTTATGGATATATCAGAAGAAGACAGGAAGAAGCGTATTGATTACGCTTTTTTATTTTACGAAGCAGTATGGTATGTCCTAACGATGATCCGTCTTGAGAACGAGAGAAATCGGCTTGATGACAAGGAATCCTACCGTGTTTCTTTAGAATATCGTATAAAGGATATCATCGAGGATACTCCTGTTGACGAGGAATACATTGAGAATATAACCGAGGATATCATTGATACAACTTTCCGTCATCTGGATGACGAGTATTTCTTAAGTGAACGTAGAGCGGTATTGATAGCACAGAACGAAGCCAACACTGTTATGAACGGTGCTGACTTTTTTAATGCAAAGAAATCCGGTAAGACCCATAAGCAGTGGATCGCGCAACTCGATGAGAAGACCAGAGAATGGCATTTGCTGATAGATGGCACGTTTATTCCGATAGATGAGAAGTTCAAAGTAGGTGGGGAAGAGATGAGATTCCCCCACGATCCAACAGCTTCACCGGAGAATCTGGTTAATTGCAGATGCACTTGTATATATTCATAAAGGAGGAGATCATGGCAAAAGCGACATATAGACAGAAGATAGACGGAAAAGTATTCAACGTAGGGGATGATTTACCCGAACTTGGTTCATTCAAGTTTACAGAGAAGGGGTATGGACAGATAGCGTCATTGTCGGGAAATTCAGCAGACGTATCGAAGTTACCCACGGATGTAAAGCAGGAGTCATCAGCGTATGTAATAGATACAGGCGAATTGTATATGTTTGACGAGACCAACGAAGAGTGGGTTAAGCAGTGAGGTGAGATATGACAGTAAAACAGGTATTGGCATTAGCGAAATCATATACAGACACATCCGTAGAGGGTGCAGGAGCAATTAAAGGAAAGAACTGCGAGATACAGAGCATCGAGCCGATAACGGGAGGAAACAGGGTTACGTTTGCATGGTATAACGGTTCAGATGTGCTTGTTACCGACACTCTTGACGTAATGGACGGTGAGGACGGTGCAAAGGGCGATAAAGGTGACAAGGGTGATACGGGTGCGACAGGAGCAACAGGAAACGGTATTGCTTCTATTGAGAAAACCTCGACCGTAGGGAACGTAGACACCTATACCATAACCATGACTGATGGGACAACTGCGACCTTTACCGTGACCAACGGTGGGGTAAACGTAGTAGCAAATCCCGAAGGAACTGCATCCGATAGTCTGACTAAGATACAGATAGGTGATGAAATATACGCCGTATCGGGCGGTAGCGGTGGTGCTTCAAGCTACACCGAGTTAGATGATAAGCCTACTGTTAACAACCATACCATAGTTGGTGATATGACAGGCTCAGACCTTGGTTTAGTTGATGCCGTATCGGGTAAAGGACTGAGTACAAACGATTATACTAATGAGGATAAAGCTATTGTCGATGGTGTTACATCTGCCCTTGCGTTAAAGGCTGACAAGACAGAGATACCCGATTCGCTTGATGACTTGTCAGATGACGCAAATCATCGTACCGTTACCGATACAGAGAAAACAACTTGGAATGGCAAGGCAGATGTGTCGGCTATTCCTACAAAGACTACTGACTTAACCAACGATAGTGGGTTCATCACTAACACGGTGAACAACCTCGTTAATTACTATACCAAGTCGCAGACATACACTCAGAGCGAAGTAGATAGTTTAATAGCCGCCGCAAAGAACGGTAGGTATATATATGTCACAACACTTCCTACAACTGATATAGATACCAAGGCTATTTACTTAGTACCCTCATCTGACCCCGAAGCAGGGAATGTTAAGGACGAGTATATCAACCTTGATGGCACAAGTGCGGGATGGGAGTTAATCGGTTCAACGGCAATCGACCTTAGTGGATATGTTCAGAAGTCACAGACCGCAGGATTGCTTAAAAATGATGGTACTGTAAACACCACGATTGAGGGAGCAGTAACAGATAATACAAGTGCAATATCGGCAATCAAGGATGGTCAGAGTCTTGATTCCTTTGGTGATGTAGAAACAGCACTCGCAGGTAAGATGCCTAACTATGGGATAGGTATAGGACTCTATGTTGATTCTTATACGAACCAATTAAGGACAGATGCCGTTACCAAGGCAATAAAGGACAGTCCTAAACTTATCACAAGCGGCGCTGTATTTTCAGGGTTAAGTCCTAAGTACAGCACAGCAGAACAAGAAGAAACGGACTTAGACGGACAGGATAAATTCCCGTTCTATGATAATAGCGCAAGTGCAAAGCGGCATACTACTTTTGGAAATATCAAGGCTAAACTCAAGGAATACTTTGATTCGCTCTATGTTGCCGCAGTAGCAGGCAAAGGACTGTCCACGAATGACTATGACAACACAGCAAAAGGTATAGTGGATAACATACAGTCTAATGTTATCGCCAACACCAAACTGATAAAAGATACAGTAGGGTGGAGTGGGAAGAATAAACTCAACTTGGATTTATTTGCAAAACTGCCTACAAGTGGCGCAACAGTTACAAAAGGAGCGACAGGCATCTCAATGACTGCTACTGCTAATAGTGGTAGACAAAATATAGGTTCTTGGCCTGATGATTTAATCATATCATGTAAAGCAGGCGATAAATTCATAGCTACATGGGATGGTGAATTTCAAGATAAATCAGTATTTCAATTTGGTGTTTATGGTAACTTTGATGCTACTTCGAGAAGTGCTAATGATAGCACCAAAAAACTCGAATATACAGTTCCCGAAGGTGTCACACAGATAGTATATAGAATACTTATAGCGAACAGTGGGGATAGTGTTACCTACACAAATATGATGATACGTTCAGCCGACATTCTTGACTCTACCTATGAACCCTATTTCGGTTCAACTGCCTTCCCCCGTTCAGAACAGGCAGTGTTGGGGGCGAAGAATTTTCTGTATGTACTTGACCCGACAGGCACACAATCAGGTGTAACCTATACTGTAAATAAGGATAGCAAAGGTAATGTATTAAATGTTGCAGTATCGGGAACGCCAACAGGGTATTCAGCATTTGCTTTTTGGGCAGATGTTACGCCTAATGAATACATTTTAAGCCACATGGATAATGCTACAAACTTTATATGGGGTGAAATAACCTTATATAAGAATGGGGCGTCAGTACAAGATTTACCATCTTTGGGAACTGCTGATGATTGCACTATTGATTTAAGCAGTTATGATTTTGACAGAATCAAGGTTGTTGCAAAGCGTGTATCTAATAGTGTCAATACTACCGCAACAATTTATCCTATGCTCCGTCTTGCCACCGACACCGACCCCACATATGCCCCTTATGCCATGACTAATAAGGAATTGACGGATAAGGTGGCTAGCCGTGTGATATTCAAAACATTATCGGGCGGTGACTTAGATGACATACTGACAACAGGATGGTATTCATGGGGCGGTACTGCTCCCGCTCATTCACCACAGGGAGTTGCTTATTCTTGTATGCAATGCATAGTTGAAACAGGAGTACAGAAGCAAATTG